TAACTGGTACAGTAGCAGTAACTAGTGGAGCTGGTAATGTAACAGGAACAAGTACATTATTTACAACTGAATTTAAAACAGGCGACTTTATAACAGTAGCAGATGCTAACACTCATAGAATTACATCAGTAGTTAGTAACACATTAATGGTAACATCAAATAACTTTGGTGCAAGTGTATCAGGTAAAACACATGCACGTTACTTCCCTGTGGATGTTGCAATTAATATGGATGGATCAACATCTAATGTATTTGTTGGTACAAATTCTAACACTGTAACAATTAATGCTACAAGAGGTAAAGCACTTCATGGTTCTCAAACTTTACCAGTGCATGTATATCATAATGTTAAAAAAACAAGTGCACCACAGGTAGATAAAACATTAGCAACATCCTTTGTAAAAATAGTATGTAGTAATAATGCTGGTGGAATAAATGGCCCATGGTCTTTAGGTTTAACAGATGTATTAGATGTACAATCGGTCTTTGTTGCTAACCAAGCATACTGGGATGGAACAACTGCAGCTAATAGTACAGTATTGGATTACACAGATAGCTTTAGATTAGATACAGGTCAAAAAGATGCCTTCTATAGTTTAGGTAAATTATATAAAAATTATTCTAATGCACAAGCATTTGTAGCAAATGATTTCTTTGTAGCAAAAGTAAGACATTTTAAGAAAGATACGACAGGTGGTGGTAAAGGTTTCTTCACTGTAGATTCATATCCAGTTGATGATACTACTGCTAATGGTTCAAATGAATATGTTAAGACAGAAGAGATACCAGTATTTGTATCTGAAATAACTGGTGGAGCAATTGATTTAAGAAATGCTGTAGACTTTAGACCAGTAGCGTCTAACACAGCAGTACAAGCTGCAACAGTAGGTGCAGCAACTATTAATCCAAATGTAGCAGTTTCGTTTGCTGCAAGTGAACAATCAATAGCTGCTCCTAATAAAAACTTTGTATTTGATTACCAATACTATTTACAAAGAATAGATAAAGTATATTTAAATGCACAAGGATCAATGGAAATAGAGAGTGGCACACCTAGTGTTTCTCCACTTACACCAAAAGACAAAGACGACTCTTTAACATTGGCTACTGTAACGATACCAGTATATCCTTCACTATCAACTAAAGAAGCTCGTGTAGCAAAGAGATTAGATTACGCAGTTATAGCTTCAGGTAAGCAACCTCGTAATTACACAATGAAAGATATAGGACAACTTGATCAAAGAGTCAATCGTCTTGAATATTATACTTCATTAAACTTATTAGAAAAACAAACAAAAGATTTAACTATCCCTGCTGAATCTAATAATGCTGTGGATAGATTTAAACAAGGTTTCTTAGTAGATAATTTTGTAGACTTAAACATTGCAAGTACAGCTGACGAAGACTGGAACGCTGGTAGAAATAAAACAGAGCAAACTATTATTCCAAAATTTACACAGAACGCTTTAAACCTAACTATTGTTGGTCATAGTAATACAGCAATTACAGGTGATGTTATTACACATCCTTATACCGCTGTACCATTTATCAGCCAAAGATTTGCCACAGTTGCTCGTTCAGTAACTCAAGGTAATTGGCAATTTAATGGTAGGTTAGCACTGCTCCCTAATTATGATGGCTTTACAGAAACAAGAAACAATCCTGATTTAGCATTAACTTTAGATATAGATCTGGCTACACCGTTTGATGCACTTATAGAGGGTTTGAATTCAATTGAAGCATTAACAGAAATTGATAGGACATTAATAAGTGAAACAAACGCAAGGCAATTTGATGTAGTTACAACTTCCAATGGGAGAAATGTTAATCAAACTGGAACAGACTCTATTGATATAACTGAACAATTAACAAGACGTCTTTTTAGAAACGATAGTACTACTACAACAACAAGAGTTGGAGAGTTTGTAACAGATGTAAGAATGAGACCATTCATAAGAGAACAGATGGTTCATTTCCATGCATGGGGTCTAAGACCAAACACAAGACATTATTTATATTTTGATGGTGTAAACATGGATGCTAATACAAGACCAGCTTTATCAACAAATACAACATCCCATAGTAGAAGTACAATTTATGCTGCTGGTAGTTATGGCTCTAGTCTTACCACTGATGAAAGTGGAGAGTTGTTTGGTGTTCTGCATATACCTCAAGGAGAATTTTATGTTGGGGAAAGACATGTAGTATTAGCTGATAATGCCACCTATTCAGAGCTAGCCAATAATGCAGTATCAATAGCAGATGAACCTTTTAATGCATATAACTTTGGTGTAGAAACAGGTAGCATAAACATGAGTACTCGAGCTCCTACTGTATCATTGAACACAGTACAAGAAGTTTCAACTAGAACAGTACTAACTAGATGGTCAAGATCATGGAATATTGATCCAATGGCTCAGACATTCACAATAGGTAATCCTGATCTTGAACAGACAGCTGGTGTTCAAATGACATCAATGGATTTATTTTTTGCAGCTAAAGATCCTTCACTTGGTGTAACAATAGAAATTAGAAAAACTGTTAACGGTGTTCCAGCGCCAGACCTAGTAACTTTTGGTAGAAAACATTTAAGATCTTCTGAAGTTAATACAAGTACAGATGGTTCAACAGCAACAGTAATAGTTTTTGATGGACCTGTATTCCTTTCTACTACTGAGGAATATTGTTTTGCAATAATACCTGATGGTAATAGTCCTGATTATCAATTATGGTTATCTAAAACTGGTGGATCAGATGTGGCCACAAGCCAACCTGTCTACTCTGATCAATTTAATGGTAGCATGTTTATGTCAACAAACAATCGTGCTTGGGTACCAATGATTGATGAAGATATTAAGTTTACTTTATACAGAGCAGGATTTACTACTGCAAATTCAGGTTTTGTAACATTCTTTAATAAAGCCAATGAATATTTATCACTTACAGGTATTAATGGTAACTTCAAACAAGGAGAGATGGTATTCCAAGTTAATGCTACAGCACAAACAACTGGTACAGCTACCATGTCTACATCTAATACAATAGTAACAGGTACTGGTACAGCATTTAATACTGAATATGCAGCAGGGGACTTCCTTACATTTTCAAATACAACTGCTCAAGATATAGTAGAAATTAATAGTGTAACAAACTCCTCACAAATTATTTTAAAAGGATTTCCATTAATAGCTAATACAACTGGTATAGCTGTTAGTAAAACACCAACAGGTGTAGTGTATCATTATGATAGCTCAACTAGAGATATGCATATAGAAGATTCAACAGCATCAAGCTCAACATTTAAATTTGCAGCAGCTGCAAATATAATAGGTGCAGAGTCAGGAGCCAATGCTACAATACAAACTATTGATAATAAAACAGTAAATTATTTAGAACCTGTATTATACAAGTCCAACCCATCTTCCACAGATGTACAAATGTTTATACATGCTAACACAGCATCTGGTGATACTGGTAATACACAAATTAAAACTAATGATAGATTCCACATGAAAGAGGTGGCAGTTATTAAAAGTAAGAGTAATGATTTAACTGGTAACTTTAAAACTTACTTTAAAATGAGTACTAATAATACAAGAATCTCTCCTGTAATAGATTCACAAACATTAGGATTTAACATATACGAGAATCAAATTAACAATGATGCTACTAATGAACACATTACAGGTCAAGGTAATGCCACATGTAGTTATGTTTCTAAGACTGTAACATTAGATGATGGATTAGATGCTGAAGACCTTAGAGTATATGTAACAGCATTTAAACCTGGTAAAGATAATTGTCAAATTAAAGTGTATGGTAAAATATTAAATGAGGAAGATAACAATACATTCTATGACAGACATTGGACTGAGTTAGATTTAATAGGACCTGATCATTTTAGTAATGATGATAATAGATTAGACTACAGAGAGTATCAATATCAAATACCTAGAACACCTGCTTCAGTATTTGTTGAGAAAGCTAAAACATTTGGTAATACAACCATTACTACAGCAAGTAATAAAGCAAGTACATTAACAGCAGGTACATTAGTTAAAGTAACAAACGGTGATCCTGATACTAACTATCAAATAGCTACAGTAAAATCTGCAAGTACTACAACAATTATATTAGATGAAGCAATACAATTTGCAAATAATGTTGGAGCAGATGTATCAACAGTTACACTTCCACAGACAGCATTTAAAGATCCTCAAAATGGTTCAGTAGTAACATACTTTAATGCTGAAGGATCTAAATTTAATACTTACAAAGTGTTTGCAATTAAAATAGTTTTATTATCTGATAGTTCTGCAACAGCACCAGCTATCAAAGATTTCAGAGCAATAGCATTGAGTATATAATATGGCAAGAGTAGCAACAGAAGAAAAACATCTTGTCAGAGATACTAATTCTCGTGCAGTTATAAATACTGACAAGAATGCATTCAATATGTACAAAGCAAAAAGAGAACAAGATAAAAAAGCTAATGATTTAGTACAAGACGTAAGTAATTTAAAACAAGACATGCATGAAATTAAACAGATGCTACATAGTATCATAAGAGGGTCCAATGGCTAAAACAACATATACAGGAGCAAACGTAGCACCAACAACTGATACGTTTACTGAGTGGGTAGATTTAACAAACCGTATTACATATGATTTGAGTACTGTTGTTATAACTACTGCAGCTGTAGCTCAACCAAGTGGAACTAATCATGCAGAAACAACAGGTAATGGTCATGTTAATGGATACTTCTCAAGTAACTATCTAGTAGCTAACACACAATTAAGAGGTGGTACTACATCAGCCTCAGCTAATTTAATTATTGGTTCAGCAACACATCCTAGTGCCAACCTAACATTAGATTTGGGTACAACAACAAAAGCATGGGGTAATGTATATGCAAATAACCTAAGAGCTTTTGGTGACGTTGAAGCCAGTTATACATCTGATCAAACTTTAAAAATTAATGTAAGAACTATTCCTGATACATGGGAAATAATTCAACAAATAAATGGTTATTTATTTGAATGGGATGCAAACGATCATAGAGACGGTCAAACTGATATTGGTGTTATTGCTCAAGAAGTGCAACAGGTACTTCCTTATCTAGTAAATGAAAGAGATGACGGAAAGCTATCTGTTAAATATCAATCTCTAATTCCTTTGCTTATAGATGCAGTCAAAAATTTAAAACAAGAAGTCGACGATTTAAGGGAGATAGTAGATGGGCGCACTCAAGGTAAATAATGTACAGATTGTTAACAGTACAGCAAACATACAATCAGCAGTTCTACCAACAATATCAGGAGTAACAGGAACTTATGGTTCTGGTGCTAATGGTGTTACACTTACTGTAGATACCAAAGGTTTGGCTACTGTATCAGCTAACAATGATCTTACCACACAATTCACAAAAAGAACTTTTGATGGTTCACAAGATGCAGCATATTCTGTTACTATCAGTACAGGTGCACCATCCGGTGGAGCTGACGGGGACATACACTACCAAACATATAGTTAGTGGGATAAATTAGACAATGGCCACTAGACAGTATGCAAGATCATTTTTAGGAGCTTTTAGTACCTTTACCAGGTCCTACTTGAGCGCCACTGCGCATACCCCACAAGTATCTTTTAGTAGAGCATACGAAGGTACCTTTGGTGGCTACACAGGCAATTATCTTAAAGACACTTCTGTTATCGATCACTCATTTACTAAAGCGTATACTTCTGAAGTACCATATGTAAAAATTTATACTAAAGTATGGTCCGGTCCTACTACAGCTAATTTTACAAAACATTGGGTAGGTAATACTGGATTTACTGATGTGGCTGAGTACCTAGCTCAATTTGAAACAATATACGAAAAAGAATATAATAAAGACTATACCAAGATATGGACTAAAATTTGGTCTAAAGATTATGTTAAGGCTTATGCTAAAGTTTGGTTAGGTGAGTATACTAAGATCTGGAATAAAGATTATGTTAAAGGCTATGACAAAGTATATACAAAACTTTGGGAAAAAGATTATGTTAAGACTTATACAAAAATTTGGTCTAAGAACTATGTTAAAACATACAGTACTGAGTATACTAAAATTTGGCAAAAAGATTATATAAAAGATTATACTGGTTCTTTTGTAGGTGAGTATACTAAGATATGGGAAAAAGATTATACTAAAATCTATACTAAGGTATGGGTTAAAAATTATGACAAAGATTATGAAGGTTCTTTTGATGGAAGCTTTAGTAAAGACTGGACTAAAATTTGGGTAGGCCCAACTTACTATGGTGGGTTTGCATCTGGATCTGATACAACAGGCTATACTAAAATCTATGTTAAAGTTTATGTAGGAGCTTTTGTTGGTGTATATACAAAAAATTATGATAGAGCTTATGATAAAGAATATACTAAAATATGGACTAAGGCTTATGATAAAATATATGAAGGTTCTTTTGATCAAAACTTCCTAAGAAATTATGTTAAGACTTATACTACTACCTATACAAAAGTATGGGAAAAAGATTACGTAAAAGATTACACAACAACTTATGATAAAAATTATGTTAAAGCATATAGTAAAGACTATACTAAGTTGTGGGAAAAAAATTACGTTAAGAGTTATGATAAAATATACGAAGGTGGCTTTGATGCTACGTATCTAAAAAATTATGTTAAAGATTATGATGCTGACTATACAAAAATTTATGTTAAGACTTATGTTAAAAGTTATCAAACATTTATTCAACCATGGACTAGTGGTGCATTCTCAGGTGCTGGTGGTGATTATGGTATAGGTCTAGTAGATTATAATAAAGTTTATGCTGGTGCTGTAACATTCTTAGGTGCAGTAGCATACGTTAGTGAAGGCTTCTTTACTGGAGATACCTATACTAAAATATATACAAGAGCCATAGATTTTTCTGGTGAAGGAACATATACTAAAATATGGACTAAATCTTATGAGAAAGATTACACAAAAATATGGACTAAGTTATATGCTGAAGATTATAATAAAACATATACTAAGATATGGGAAAAAGATTACAGCACAGAGTACACAGCAACTTATACTAAAGAGTATGAAAGTTCAACTGCTTATGCATCTGACTATACAAAGGTATGGTCTAAAGGTTATGTTAAAAATTATGCTAAAGCCTGGTTAGGTGACTATACAAAGATCTGGTCTAAAGATTATTCTACTGATTATGAAAAAATATATGCAAAAGATTATACTAAAGTATGGACAGGTGTCTATACTAAAACATACACAGCGGACTATACTAAAATATGGGCTACAGATTACACTGTAGATTATACAAAAGTCTATACTAAGATATGGACTAAAGTTTATACTGGTGCAGACTATACTAAAATATGGTCAAAAGATTACAACAAAGATTATACAAAAGGATATACAAAAGCATATGCTGATGGTAACGGTGATGTGTTTACTGTTACATATGAAAAAGTTTACGTTAAAACCTATACTAAAGATTACACTAAGATATATGTTGGGGACTTTGCAAAAGATTATAGTAAAGATTATGCTAAAGTATACACAAAAATTTGGTCTAAGAATTGGGATAAAGTTTATTCTAAAATATGGGAAAAAGATTACACAAGTGAATGGACTAAAATATATTCAAAAGATTATACAAAAGCATATACTAAGATCTGGACTAAAGATTACGCAGTAAATTATGAAGGATCTTTCACAGCAAACTATGAAAAAGATTATAGTAAAGCATATACAAAAATATATGTTGGCGCATGGTCACCTTCTTATGCTAAAAACTTTACAAAAATTTGGACTAAGATATGGACTAAAGCATATGAAACTGATTATGTTAAAACATATACAAAAGCATATAGTATAGACTACACTAAAATATATACAAAAAATTATGATAAAGATTATTCAGTAGATTACGTAGCAACATTTATTAATTATAACAAAGCATATGAAGGTAATGCAAACTATACTAAAATATGGTCTGTGGATTATAATGCAATTGTTAATTTTATGTCAGGTACTATTCTTAACTTTGGTGCAGACTATACAAAAATATGGACTAAAGTATGGTCAAAAGATTATACAAAAATTTGGACTAAATCTTATACTAAAGATTACAATAAAGATTATACAAAAATTTATACAAAACTCTGGACTAAAGATTATACTAAGGCTTATGATGGTACAGCATATGCTAAAGACTATACAAAAATATGGGAAAAAGATTATGTTAAATCATATACCAAAGTTTGGTCAAAAGATTATGTAAAAGAATATAATAAATTATATACAAAAGTTTGGACTAAATCCTATACTGCTGTATATACAAAAGTATGGCAAGGAGCATTTACAAAAGTATATACAAAAGTATACGGTGGTGCTAATTATGCTAGAGACTATACTATATTATATGTTGGTGGTTGGACAGCACAATATACTAAAATTTGGAACAAAGATTATAGTGTAGATTATCTTAAAACGTGGTATAAAAATTATGTTAAAGATTATACTAAAGTATATGATAAAACATATACAAAAGCTTATGACAAAATATATGAGGGTGCGTGGACTGGTACATATGAAAAAGCTTATGCTAAAGCGTATGGTGCTGACTATACTAAAATTTGGACTAAGGCTTATGCAAAAAATTATGATAAAGATTACTCCACAGTTTATATTAAAGGATACACTACAGAATACACAGCTGTTTACAGCACAGAGTGGTCACATGCATATGTAAAAGATGTACAAAATTATACTAAAATTTATGTTGGGTCAGTTAACTTTGTTAAAATATATCAAGGTCTTACAGACTATGCAACAACCTATGCTGGAGATATTAACTTTACTGGAGACTATACAGCTGAGTATATTAAGGCTTGGAACTCTTATGAAAAAGTATATACTAAAGTATGGCAAGGTGTTTATGCTGGTCCTGAATTAGGTTACGCAAAAGATTACACAGGTACAGTACCTTATGAAGGAACATATACAAAAGTTTATCAAACAGAAGCTAACTTTACTGGTGCAGAAGCATTTGATACTAACTATCTTGGAACAACAAAACCTTATACGAAAGCCTATGAAGGTAATGCTTCCTACACAAAAACATATACCAATACTGGTGGCACAGATTATAACAAAGTCTATGTAGGATTATTAAACTATAATAAAAATTATGTAGGTTTAATATACTATACTGGTGTACAAAGTTATAGTAAAGATTATATTGGTGTGTATGTTGGTACTGGAGCTTGGACTAAACATTATTTAGGTGTAGTAGAATATAATAAAGTGTGGGAAGGTTTAACAGCAACTCCTTATAGCAAAGACTATACTAAAATTTGGACTAAGGCTTATGCCAAAAATTATGATAAAGATTACACAGGAGATTACACTACTGTATATACTAAATTATGGTCCAAAGATTATAATAAAGATTATGTAGATGGCTTAGGTGACAACTATGTAAAAACTTATACTAAAGATTACCAAGCAGACTATACAACAATATGGTCTGGTGTTTATACTAAAAGTTATACAAAAGATTATAGTGCTGATTATACTAAAGTATATACTAAAGCATGGACAAGTACTGAGTTTAGTAGAATCTGGGATGGTTCGGTTGACTTTACAAAAGTTTATGAAGGTAGAGCTACTTATACTGGTGCTATAAGTTACACAGCAAACTATACAAAAGTTTATGTTGGTCTTGAAGATTATGTAAAAGCCTATCGTGTAGCAATTACTTACACAGGAGATATCAATTTTACAAAAGCCTATACAGCAACGTATGTTGGTAACAGATCCTTTACAGGTATACATCCTTGGGTAGGTGATGTAAATTATGCACAAACATATACAGGCATAGGTAACTATGGTGTTGCTGGGTATGCTAAGTTATATGAAAAAGATTATGTAAAAGGCTATGATGCCATCTATACTAAAATTTGGACTAAAGCCTATACAAAACTTTGGGAAAAAGACTATACTAAAATATGGACTAAGATTTGGACTAAAGCATATGACAAAGGCTACGATAAAGATTATGTAAAAGCCTACGCTAAGGCTTGGGTTGGTGAATATACTAAAGGCTGGGTCAAAGGATATGTTAAGGGATATGATAAAATATACGAAGGATCATTTGATGCAACGTATGTTAAAACATATACTAAGATATGGGAAAAAGATTATAGTAAAGACTATACTAAGATATATGCAAAAGATTGGTCTCAACATTGGTTTAAAAATTGGGTAAAAACATATACTAAGGTATGGGAAAAAGCTTATGAAAAAGTATATGCTAAAGTATGGGTAGGCGTTTACAATAAAGATTATGTAAAAACATACACTAAAATTTATACTAAGATCTGGTCTAAAAATTATGTTAAAGCATATGAAGGTTCCTTTGATGGATCGTTTGATGCTAACTATACTAAGATATGGGTAGGTCCTACTTACTATGGTGGCTATGCATCTGGATCAGATGAAACTAACTATACTAAAATTTATGCTAAGGTGTGGGTTGGTTCTTATGTAGGAGTGTACAATAAAGATTACGTAAAAGATTATGATGCAATCTATACTAAGATCTGGGAAAAGAATTATGTTAAAGCATATGAAGGAGCATTTGATGCAAACTATACTAAGGCTTGGGTTAAAACATATACAACTGATTACAATAAAACTTACATAGCAGCATACCAACAATCGTTTACTAAACTTTGGGAAACAACTTATACAAAACTTTGGGATAAAGAATATACTAAAATTTGGGTAGGTCCAACATACTATGGTGGATACGCTTCAGGCTCTGATGAGACTAACTATACAAAAATATATACTAAAGTATGGACCGCTGTATATACAAAAACTTGGTCTAAAGATTATCATGCTGATTGGACAGCAGAATATACTAAAATTTGGACTAAAATTTATACTAAAGCCTATGATAAAACTTATAATAAAGACTATGCAAAAGTTTGGGTTGGTGAGTATACTAAACTTTGGGAAAAATTATATACAAAAGATTATGTAGATGTATATGAGGGATCTTTTGATGCCAGCTATGAAAAAAATTATGTTAAAACTTATACAAAAACATATAATAAAGATTATAGTACAGACTATACTAAAATCTATACTAAAGCATATGGCAGAATATACAATAAAGATTACACTACAACTTATACTAAGGTATGGTCTAAGAATTATGTAAAAGCATATGAAAGAATATGGACTGTATGGATAGCATACTTCTCTGGTACAGTAACATATACATCACCTAAGGCATGGACTGCTACATACGCTGGTCAATTATCTTATGACGGTGTGTACGCTGGTACTGCTTATGAAAAAGCATATGATGGTGCAGTATATACAAAGGTATGGAATAAAGATTATGTTAAGGCCTATGCCAAAGAATATAGTGCTGATTATACAAAAGCATGGAATAAAATATATACAAAAGATTATGAAAAATCATATGATGCTAATTATCAAAAAGATTGGGTTGGTCCAACCTACTATGGTGGCTTTGCATCAGGTGCTGACACAACAATATACCAAAAAATATATACTAAGATTTGGGAAAAAGCATATTCAAAAGATTATTCCAAAGCGTGGGATAAGGTTTATACTAAAATTTGGTCTAAAGATTATCTTAAAAATTATGTTAAGACTTACACTACAACATATCAAGGTACATACGTAAAAGAATATATTGGTGGATACGAAGGTGTAAGAAACTTTACTGCAGATGTTGGATTTATAAACTTAATAACTACAGTTGTATATACATCTGCAAGATCTTATCAAGCTGATGGTTTATATTTTGGAGATGGTATTGTAAACTATAGAGGTTCATTTGATGGATTAGATGATTACAGTACAGACTATACTAAAATATGGTTAGGTAATGAAAATTATCTTCGTGCTTGGAATCCAACTTATACTGGAGATCAATATTTTGAAACTCAATGGAGTGGTACAAGAACATCACATAATACATTTGTTGGTAATACAAATTTTGTAGGAGTACATAGTGGTGCACTATCAAATACTAAACCTAGATTGTTCTTGAAGAAAGAAGATATATGGGAACAAGCTAAAAAGTTATGGGTAAGAGAAGAGGGTGAGTGGAAAGAAGTACCGTATCAACATACTAAAGATGGATCTAATTGGAAATTATCACACATAGGACACAAACATACAGACGTTTATTTAAATAATACTACTGCAGGTCCTCTTGCTAATACAGCAGATGCATTCTATATGAGAGGTGAAAACGATACAACAGGTACACCAGATACATTAGGAGAATTCTCATCTAAAGGTTCAGCAACAATTGCAGGACATAATGGAAGCAAATCTTCTCTGTTTGTTAACAACTTTAATTTGAAAGAATTTTTAGATCATAAAGGTAGAGCTAGTGGATCTAATCCAACAATGACTACTATCCATGTGGGTAATCCAGATGATCAAGATACATATTATTCTATAGGTTCTAATACTACAGCTAAACCAGCTATAGATTTAACAGGGTTCTCTGCTATATCAGTTAACCAAGTTGATGGTGGCAGTGCTCAAAACTTCCCTCACTTAGTAAGAATTTTAGTTCATCATAATGGTTACATAACTGGTTGTGGTGGAGCAGGCGGTAATGCAGCTACAGATACTGCAGGTGCTGATGGAGCAAATGGTGGTACAGCTATTAAGACAGACGCAGCTGTTACATTGTTTATAGAAAATTATGGTACCATTGGCGGTGGTGGTGGCGGTGGTGGTGCAGGTGGTCTTACCATGTTAACTAATCCTGCTACTGGTGCTAAGTCAACTGAGTTTGCTGCACAATCAGGTTCAGGTGGCGGTGGTGGTTCTGGTTCATTAGGTGGAGCAGCAGGAACAACTGCAAGTGCAGTATTAACAGCCTCTGTTGCTGGTTCTATAATAAAAGGTGGTGCAGGAGCAGTACCAAATATAATAACAACACACAATTCAAGAGTACCAGGCGGTAAAGGTGGTGACCTTGGAGCAATAGGTTATGGAGCAAATATGGACACTATAGTAACAGGAGCATCTACAAGAACTAAATGGGCTATGAGTGGAGATGGTGGTACACCAGGATCTGCTATACAAGGATATGACGCGTCAAGAGTATTGTTTGTAGGACCTGGAGGCTCAGGGCGAGGATTAATCGCTGGAGATGAAACATTTAAGTTACTATAAATACATAGGAAAGAGGCGCGCCTATGGCAAATCCGTTAAAAATACAAACCAATGGAAGTGGTGAATATACAAGTCTTCAAGTTATGTCCAATGAAGATATGGATTATTCTGTCCACCAGATACTTAGTTCATTTGTATCTAACAGTGGTCCCGGTATACTTAGTACAAGTAGTTCAGGAACTACCAGCATTGGTTCTTTTGTAGATACTAAAAGAGCGGAAGCAGTAGGTCAAACAACTCCCGGTGGTTCAATAACCACAGTCAGCACAACATCTTTATATCAAATTCAAACTGCTAATAGTGATGAGTCACTTATGGTTAGACCAATTGAGTATAACAATACTGCTCAACCAATGGTACAACAATCTGATACAAATTTAAATGCCTCTTTAATAAACAGAGCCTTATCTAATTTAGTAGCTAATGGTTTAGGTTCATATGTTATGACACCTTCACAACCAAATAGTCAATATACATCCATACTTACATTAACAAATTCAGTGGCATCTAATGGTTCCGCATCAGGTAACACTACACAGATATGGAGAAGGACTACTGGTCCTACTGCGCCTACAACTGTTCGTCCTTTAAAACTTACTGACGTAGCTGGTCAATCCCAAGAGTTTAGTGATACAGAGATATCTTATTTAATTAGTAGATTTAGAAACCAATTAGTATCTACTGGTATAGGTAAGTATGCACTGCAACAAAATGCTCCTGCATCAGGTACTTGGGTAAGACAAGGTACAGCCTTTATAGATGCAAGAAATACTTTCTCTAACGAGGGCAATTACGTTAAAGCCTACATTAAAGATTACAATAAAGATTACTCCGCTGACTATAGTAAAGACTATACAACAACCTATGAAAAAGCCTATGGTGGGGAGTACTCGAAGACCTACACCAAAGCATATGGTAACTCCTTTGAAGGAGCGTTTACGAAGGACTATAGCGCTAATTATAGGAAAGTTTGGGAAGCCTCGTATACAAAATTGTATGAGGGAGACTATGCAAAAACGTGGACTAAAATATGGTCTGCAGAAGTAGCCTATAGTAAAAATTATACAAAATTATATCTAGGTAACTATGAAAGAATATATGTTAAAACCTATACTGGTACATATACAAAAGTTTGGTCTAAAAATTATACAGCTGTTTATGTTAATACCTATACTAAAAATTATACTAAATCTTATTCAGTAGATTATAATAAAGACTATACTAAAATATGGGCTAAGTTATTTGTAGGAGAAGAAGGCTTTGATCGTAATTGGGAAAAAATTTATACACACGACTGGTTAAAAATATATGAGAAGGCCTATGTTGGAGACACATCTTTTGAAGGAACCTCTGTAAGAACATATACAGACGAGTACACTAAATTATATACTGGTGTCTATACAGGAGCACAAATTTACACAGGAGTATATGCTGGTCTTACTAATTTTGAAAAAGTCTATGTACAAGAGACTTCTTTTGAAGGTACATTTGAAGTTAGCTATATTAAGAATTGGGTTAAAAATTATTCAGTAGATTATACTACACCATATCATAAAATATGGTCAAAAGATTATATTGGTAATTATAGTAAATCTTATTCTGTTGATTACAATAAAGATTATGAAGCAAGTTATACTGGTGGATTTACCACAGTCTATACAAAAATATATGAAGGACATTTTGCTGGTGGTGCATTTGCTGGTGATTGGACTGAAGTGTATGCAGCCACATATACTAAAAACTTTACTAAAACATATACAGGTAACTATACTAAGAATTGGGTTAAGACATATACTACACAGTATCAAAAAGACTGGGAGGCATTGTATGCCAAAGAATGGCACAAGCTCTATACTAAGATATGGACAAAGAATTATGTAGGCAGATATAATAAAGACTATCTTAAAAACTATGTTAAAGGTTATGATGCTGATTATGTTAAAGCCTATACAAAGATCTGGACTAAGATATGGGATAAAGATTATGTCAAAGCCTATACTAAGATCTGGGAGAAAGATTATACTAAAGTATATTCAAAAGTATGGCTTGGGGAATATACAAAAGGATGGGTTAAAGGTTATACAAAGGACTATGTAAAAACTTATACTAAAGTTTGGTCAGCTGATTACAGTACTGACTACAATAAAGACTATCTAAAAAATTATGTTAAAACATACACTACAACATATGAAGGTACATTCACAACAGACTATACTAAAATCTATACTAAGATTTGGTCTAAGGATTATGTTAAAACATATACTAAAATATATGCTAAGGTATGGCTAGGTGAGTATACTAAAGGTTGGGTCAAAGGATACGTCAAGGCCTATGATAAAGTATACGAAGGATCATTTGATGGCAGCTTTACAAAAGTTTGGCAAAAGGATTATGCTGCTGACTATACTAAGATATGGGTTAAGACATATACTAAAGCCTATGACAAAGTATATGAAGGATCATTTGATGCTAACTATACAAAGGTCTGGAATAAAGATTATACTAAAATATATGAAGGATCATTTGATGGTAACTTTACAAAAGTATGGGACAAAATATATACAAAAATATGGGTAGGTCCTACTTACTATGGTGGTTATGCATCTGGTTCAGATGAAACTAACTACACTAAAATTTATACTAAGGTATGGACTAAAGTATACGTAGGATCTTTTGTTGGAGAGTATACTAAAGTTTGGACTAAGGCATATGATAAAGTATATGCAAAGGTATGGGTTGGAGAGTATACTAAACTTTGGGAAAAAGATTATAACAAAGACTATGATAAAGTTTATACAAAACTCTGGACTAAAGATTATACTAAGATTTATGTAGGTGCCTTTGTTGGTGAGTATACAAAGCTATGGGAAAAATTATATACAAAAGATTATGTTGATGTATACGAAGGATCTTTTGATGCTAACTATACAAAGATCTGGGAAAAGAATTACGTAAAAGATTATGATGCAACCTATACTAAGATCTGGACTAAGAATTATGTAGGTGTTTATACTAAGATCTGGAATAAAGACTATGTAAAAAATTATGTTAAGACCTATACTAAGATATGGACTAAACTTTGGGATAAAGATTACCTTAAAAATTATCTAAAGCTATACACTAAAGATTACGTAGATGTGTATGAAGGTTCATTTGATGCAGACTATACTAAGATATGGACTAAGACATATACTACTGACTATTTAAAAAATTATGTTAAAGGGTATGATGCTGATTATAGTACGGACTATCTTAAAACATATACTAAAATTTGGTCTAAGGATTATGTAAAGAACTATGTAAAAAATTATGATAAGATATGGGCTAAAGATTATGAAACAACATATGAGAAAGCCTACCATCAATCATTCACTGCCAGATACTTAAAACATTATGAAGGTGACTATACTAAGATATGGGAAAAGAATTATGTTAAGACCTATGTAAAAGTATGGGAAGCTGAGTATGCTAAAGAATGGCATAGGTTATGGACTAAAGATTATGTAGAAGATTATTCAGCTGACTATACTAAAATATGGACTAAGACATATACAAAAATATATGAAGGTTCATTTGATGCTGCGTATACAAAAATATGGTCTAAAATTTGGTCCAAAGATTACGTTAAAACATATACTGCAATCTATAGTAAGTTGTGGGCTAAAGATTATGTTAAGACCTATACAAAGATATGGGAAAAAGATTATACTAAAATCTATACTAAGATTTGGGAAAAAGATTATACTAAAATTTGGTCTAAAGTTTGGTTAGGAGAATATACTAAAGGTTGGGTTAAAGGATATGTTAAGGCTTACGATAAAGTATATGAGGGATCCTTTGATGCAGACTATACTAAAATATATGTTAAGACTTATACTACAGATTATAATAAGAACTATGTTAAAACTTATACTAAGGCTTATGATAAAGTATACGAAGGTTCTTTTGATGGCAGCTTTACAAAAATATGGAGTAAAGACTATGATGCCATCTATACTAAAAATTGGATTAAAAATTATGTAAAGACATATACTAAAATATACGAAGGATCATTTGATGCTACGTATACTAAAACATATACAAAGGCTTATGACAAAGTATACGAAGGTAGCTTTGATGCTGACTATACAAAGATATGGGCCAAGGACTATGGTAAAGACTATACTAAAATATATGAGGGATCATTTGATGCTAACTATACTAAGATATGGGTAGGTCCTACTTACTATGGTGGTTATGCATCTGGATCAGATGAAACTAACTATACTAAAATTTATGCCAAAGTATGGGTAGGAGAATATACTAAAGTTTGGGCTAAAGTTTGGACCAAAGCATATGATAAAGTATATTCTAAAGTATGGGTAGGAGAGTATACAAAAATATGGGCTAAAGATTATAATAAAGATTATGCTAAAGTATGGGTAGGAGAGTATACCAAGGTATGGAATAAAGACTATCTAAAAGATTACGTTAAGGCTTATACTAAAATATGGACTAAAGATTATACTAAGATTTATGTAGGTGCTTTTGTTGGTGAGTATACAAAGATATGGAATAAAGATTATAATAAAGATTATGTTAAAACGTATACTAAGATATGGGAAAAAGATTACACAAAAATTTGGTCCAAAGTATGGGTGGGTGAATATACTAAGCTATGGGAAAAATTATATACAAAAGATTATGTTGATGTATATGAGGGATCCTTTGATGCAGACTATACTAAAATATATGTTAAGACTTATACAACAGACTATACAAAGATATGGACTAAGACATATACTACTGACTATCTTAAAAATTATGTAAAAGACTATGGCGCTGACTATACTAAGATATGGAATAAAAATTATGTAAAAGGTTATGGTGCTGACTATACTAAAATTTATAATAAGGTATGGGCAGGAGAGTATACAAAGATCTGGGAAAAAGATTATGTAAAAATCTATACAAAGTTATGGTCTAAAAATTATCTTAAAGATTATGAAGCTGCATATCAAGATTCATGGACTGCAGTATATGTAAAAACCTATACAACTTTATATACAAAAATATGGACTAAAGCATATGAAGGTGCCTTTGATGCTGACTATACTAAAATATGGGTTAAGACCTACACAACAAATTACGATAAAGATTATGTAAAAAATTATGTGAAGACTTATACAAAGATTTGGGAAAAAGATTATACTACAACCTATACTAAGATCTGGACTAAAACATATACAACTGACTATCTAAAAAATTATTTAAAAAACTATGTCAAAGATTATACAACCGACTATAATAAAGACTATGTTAAAACTTATACTAAAATTTGGAATAAAGACTATACTAAAATATATGCTAAGGTATGGCTAGGTGAGTATACTAAAGGTTGGGTCAAAGGTTATGTTAAAGATTATGTAAAAACATATACCACAACTTATGAGGGTACGTTTGATACTGCTTTTGTTAAAGCCTATACTAAGATCTGGAATAAAGATTATGTTAAAAATTACGTAAAGACATATAGTAAAGATTATGATGCTGTATACGAAGGTTCATTTGATGCTGACTATACTAAAGTATATGTTAAGACTTATACAACAGACTATACTAAAATATGGGAAAAGACATATACTAAAATATGGGAACAACATTGGCATAAAGACTATGTTAAGACTTATACAAAGATCTGGACCAAAGACTATACTAAAATTTATGCAAAAGTATGGGTAGGAACATATGATAAAGATTATGTAAAAGACTATACTAAAATTTATACTAAGATCTGGTCTAAAAATTATGTAAAAGCATATGAAGGTTCTTTTGATGGATCCTTTGATGCTAACTATACTAAGATCTGGGTTGGGCCAACATACTATGGTGGTTATGCATCAGGTTCTGATGAGACTAACTATACAAAAATATATGCTAAGGTATGGGTTGGTTCTTATGTAGGAGAGTACAATAAAGATTACGTAAAAGATTATGATAAAGTATATACAAAAATTTGGTCTAAGAATTATGTTAAAACATATGAAGGAGCATTTGATGCAAACTATACTAAGGTCTGGGCTAAGGATTATAGTACTGACTATCTAAAAAATTACGTCAAAGCCTATCAACAATCATGGACTAAAACCTATACTACAACCTATACAAAAGCATGGGATAAAGAATATACAAAGATATGGGTAGGTCCAACTTACTATGGTGGCTATGCATCAGGTTCTGATGAGACTAACTATACAAAAATTTATACTAAGGTATGGGATAAAGTATATACTAAGATCTGGAATAAAGATTATCATGCTACTTGGTCTAAAGATTATGTTAAAACTTATACAAAAATTTATACTAAGGTATGGAACAAAGACTATACAAAGATTTGGTCTAAGGTATGGGTAGGAGAGTATACTAAGATCTGGGTTAAAGATTATAATAAAGACTATCTTAAAAATTATGTAAAAACCTATACAACAATCTACAATAAAGATTATGTTAAAACATACACTGGTGAGTATACTAAAATATGGGAAAAAAATTATCAGAAATTATATAATAAAGATTTTGTAGATGTATACGAAGGCTCATTTGATGCTAACTATACTAAGATCTGGACTAAAACATATACAACTGACTATCTAAAAAATTACGTGAAAACATATACAAAAATTTGGTCAAAAGATTATGTTAAAGATTATGTTAAAACGTATACTAAGATATGGGAAAAAGATTATGATGCTATCTATACTAAGATCTGGGTTAAAACATATACAACTGATTACAATAAAGATTATATAAAAAATTATGTGAAGACTTATACAAAGATTTGGGAAAAAGATTATGATGCTGTATATGCTAAACAATGGTTAGGTCAATATGAAAAAGATTATACAACAACTTATCAGAAGATATGGGAAAAAGATTATACTAAGATCTGGCATGCAAATTGGACTCATGAATGGGAAACTAATTATAATAAAGACTATGTTAAAACTTATACTACAGTATATTCAACTCTATGGGAAAAGAACTATGACAGAGATTGGCATACAGATTGGTCAAGAGAATGGGAAACTTTCTATACTAAGATTTGGGAGAAAGATTACTTAGATACATATACTGGTACCTTTGATACTGACTACATAAAAAATTATGACAAACTTTGGTTAAAGCATTATGTAGCACACTATGAAGGATTATGGCAACAACAATTTACAAAAGAGTATACTAAAGTATGGGAAAAAGATTACACACATAACTGGACAAAAACTTATACTGTAGATTATAATAAAGAGTATCAAGTAACATGGACTAAAGAATATGTTAGACTTTATACTAAAACATATACAAAAGATTATACAAAAATCTATCAAGGTGACTATACAAAAGTATGGACTGGTTCATATGTAGGTGCAGTAAATTATGTGAAGCAATGGGCATCTGATGTAAACTACGAAGGTACTAATTGGTCACTAGTTGCATTCACAGGTCAGTTTACAAAAATATGGTCAGGTACATGGACTAAGGCTTGGGTAGGTGCATATACAAGTGCTGTAACATATACTAAAACGTATCAAAAAGAATACGAAGCAGAGTATACTAAAGCATATACTAGAACATATCTTGGTGATAGATCTTATGGTAAAGATTTCTCAGCTACATATACAAAAATATGGACCAAACTATATACAAAAATATATGATAAAGATTATAGTAAAGACTATACTAAAATATATACAAAAGATTATAATACAAATTACGAAGGTACTTTTGATAGAAACTATGTTAAGTTGTATGAAGGTAATTTTGAAAAGGTATATACTAAACAATATACAGGAACAGAAAATTATAGTGTTGACTACAACAAGGTTTATGTGGGACAATACAATAAGAATTATACTAGACTATGGGAGACATCTTATTCTAAAGTATGGCAAAAAGTTTACACAAGAACCTTTAGCGGAGACTTCTCAAAAGATTACACTAAAGAATATGGTGGATCATATGTGAAGGTTTATACTAAGAATTGGACCAAGCTATATAATAAGGTATGGAGCAAAACATACAGCAAAGATTATAATAAAACATACGTTGGTACTAACATCAACAATGAAACTGAAGCAGTGACAACAGTGAGTTTGTGGGTTAGAACAGCATAATTATGAGGATAGATCATGGCAGACGAAATAGAAGTTGTGCAAGCAGTACAACCCGAATCATCTGAAGCAGAAGCTGCTAACAGAACAGTAGATGCTAGAGAAGAAGGTTTTCAAGAAGCACAAGTTAAACAAGATAAATTAAACATTACTAAACAACCTCCACAAGAAACTTCTTGGGAGAGAGACCAAAAAGTAATGCATGATGCAGTGGCACCTAATGAAGTATTCTACATGGATAGAATGAGTCAAGATAGACGTGTACAAAAACCTGGTAGCATTATAGATCCTAAAAATCCAGATAAAAAACAAATTGATACTATAGTAGCTTCTTTACCAGAGGATAAGAATAATCCTCCACATGGTAAGAAAGAAGAGAAGAAGCAAGAGCAACAAGCTCCTAAGAATCCTTTTCCTCATGCAGACCCTGTGTTTGCTTATTATGGTAACGATAAAAAATCCTTACTACATTTTGTATTAAGACATGAAGATGGCCCATCAGGCCAACCAGGAGGATTTGAACCACATCAAATATATGATACTCCTGAACATAGAGCAGCGTGGTATTGGGTACACAAATTAGTAGGTCAAGAAACTATTAATAAAAATACAAGTAAAGAGATTGATCGTTTAACTTCTATTCGTAAAAAACAAGAAGTGGCTGAAAAAGATCATAAGCACAAAGCTAACCAAGAAGAACTATTCCAAGCTAAGATATCTGCTTTTGAAATGGATGTAGTAAGAACTACATCACAGCGAGAGTTAAAATCTAAGATAAGAAGATCAAAAAGTATTATGGAATTGACTGCCTACGTAGGCGCAATTATAGCAATGGAGACTTTGAATGGAACAAAAGCAACCGACTAAAGGATTTATGTTAGTTGCTTCATTTTCTAAACCTTATTATGATGCAGCTGTTATGTGTGCTGATTCAATCAAAGACTTCTACCCAGAAGCTAAGATAGCACTATACACTCATAAGGATTGGTTTGAAGAAAAGCACAGACATTTATTTGATCATGTACATCTAGAAGTACCAGCTCATGTACGAGCAAAGTTATGGGCACTTACAAAAACACCTTACGATATAACAGCGTATATTGATGCAGATATATATTGTCAGCATGAAGACGTTAAGTATATGTTTGATGAATTAGATGATGAACATGACATGGCAATGACATGCAATAGACCCTATAATGCAAAAGTAGTTTATATAAGTCGAGAAGAAGAATTAACTCATTATAAGCCAGAACATAAAGAACTTATTAAGACAGCTAAAGTTCATGAATGGGACTTTGAAGGTCCTGCAGGTTGCTGGCGTATGAAATGGCATTGTGGAATGTTTGTTTATAGAAAAAATGAACGTACATTTAAAATGTTAGATATGTGGTATAAAAATTATAAGACGCAAATAGAATCTAACCCTAGAAAGAACTGGCCATATAATTGGCCAAGCTCACTATGGTATTGGGATACATTTGCTTTCTTTAATACAAACTATAATGTAAACTATGGGGTGAAGATAAAAGAGATACATGCTAAGTGGAACTATGTTAAAGGATATAGACCTGAGCGTGAATTAAAAAATAATGAAGAACCAATATTTTGGCATTACACAATACCAAATGACTTGGTAGATAGGAGCACGATAGATGACCCCGGTATACGGAATACAATCGGAGATTTTGAAATTATTAGATGAGTGGAAAACATTTGTCTGGGGACTAGATATGTCTCAGCTTATGAAGAGAAAAGGAAAGTTCTTTAGAGAAAATAGATCTTTGTATGCAACAAGTATAGAATGCTTGAATACAATGGAGCATGATACTCATGATGGCTTTCCACCTGACTCACATGGATATGATTTTAATCAAATAGCAACATGGGTAAAGCATGACGACTTAAATAAATATTCTGGAGAGCATGCAAAAGCCATACAAGATAAAAGCCAATGGCTAGATAATGAATTAGGATCATTACTTGGTATAAGGTTCTGTGCATTAAAAATGTACTATCCAAAAGATGGTTACATTGCATGGCACAACAACTGGAACGTACCAGGCTATAATGTTCTATTCACTTATACAGAAACTGGTAATGGATTTTGGAGACATATTAATCCTGAAGGATCAAAAGGTAAAATTAATAAACCACTTGAAAAGAACTTAGTACACATACCTGATGTACCAGGATGGCATATGAAGACTGGCTATTATGGTAAGAAAGAAGAAGAAGATAAGATTATGTGGCACAGTGCTTATGGTGGTGAACCAAGAATGACTTTAGGGTATGTTGTACATAATGAAGACCTATGGAAAAATATGGTTGAAGAGATTGCTGGTAAAGCATTAGTGTGGCCCCTAGCACCTTTTGACCCATCTATGTTACCTAAGGATAGTCCATCATATATGCCTTGATTTATATTCACTAAATGTTCTATGAGATTTCTTAGCAACATTATTCAAAGCATACTTTAGTATCTCTAACTCTTTTTTATCTGAATCTAAATCTATCCAAAAGATTCTATAGTTAGAGATACAATAAAGAATATACCATACATCTGAAAAGCTAGAGAGTACAGGAGGTTTAGAGCCACTATAGTTTAGTGCTCTCTGATAACCTTTTTCTTTATGATCTTCTGTTAGACCTTCATAAAGTTGTTTTAGTATAGGTTGTATTAATTTCCATTCTTGATTCTCTTCTTCATTAAACAATTGAATGAATAGCTGTTGTCCATACAACAGCATAGTGAATGCAAATACTTTTTCATTTACTTCAAACTTCATGTTCCAATCACCATCATTCTTTTGTGATGGTATATTGTTTTACCACCTCTATATAATATATTTTTTAAACCTGATTGTTTAATTAATTGATCTGTATCTTTAGCACAATTAATATGTAACCATTTAACATTATCATTATCATTACTTTGTAGAACAAACATTTTATCAGGAAACTTTTCTGTAATGATACTCATGTCCATCATATGTTCACAAGAAGTATTAACTATAACTTGACCTTTGTAATCTATATCATCAAAGACTACATCTTTAGTATAAACATTTACTTTAGGATAATCGTTAAACATATGTGCAGCTATGTCTGTGGTATACTCATCCACATCATAAAGGTCAACATTTATTTCACCAAATGTTTCATAAAGAAAAGGTATTAATACAATACCATACCAGCCAGCAAGAATAGATATATGATTAAAGTTGTCAGGTGCAACTTTTTTTAACTCATGACATAACCATTCTTTACTTTGTATCTGAGTATCAAATACACATTCAGAAAAATCTTTAAATTTATAAACGTGTTTATCTGAAACGTATCCTAAACCCTTAACCCATAGTCTTTGTACTTCACCACAATCCATCTAATATTTCACCTCTATCATTAACGTCATCTAATACACATATTGGTATTTGTCTAAATGTATTAGCTTTTGTATCCTCTGGAAATACACATCCATGTTTATATGAATAAGCTAGTCCAGGTTTAAAAAAGTTTAAGTTATTACTATGCCTTCTATATAGCCATGGATCTAATCCATAAAAACTTTTGAATAGCATCTCTTTATTATCTACAAAGTCTTTCCATATTAGTTCACAATTACTTTCATCAATAACCATAATGGAACTATTAACATTACATTGATGTATCTTCATTGCCATATCATCACTAAACCAATATGTCTTTAATATATTTAATTTATCTTTTACAGAACAATCAAAAAAAGGTTCTAGTCCCCAAGGTTTTTTATCATCCATAAATTTTTGATGTACATAACAATCAAGATCTAAGTACATAGTTGGTTCTTTAAACAAACCTGGTTCAAATAATTTAGTTTTATTCCACCACTTACGATCTTTATAATCATCTGTAATTGGTATTACATTTATTTCTTTTTTTAAACCATGTGAATCATCTGTTAAGCATGTAAACTCAATTCTTTGATCTGCATGTTTTAATTGTTTATATAATTGATTAACATATCTTGCATTATATGTTGTACCAACTTTTAAAGATACTGCTTGCATATGTCTGCCTCCCAACCTTCTTTTATATCTAATGGATCTGGTTCATGGTCTTCCATAAAAACACATACAGCATGATCAGGTCTATACTTTGCTTTTTGTTTATCTGGATACTTAGCACCTCTGCTATGTGAATATATTGTACCTTCTGGATATGTATTAATCTTATCTCTATGACATCTCCATAGATATGCATCACTACTATACAAAGAACCTTTAGCTGCTTTGTAATGTTTTAAAAAGTGTTCCCATATTTCATTTGTTACAGGAGCAGTATTATCAACATAAATTAAACTAGCATTAAAACTCATAGTAAGAAAATAGTTACCACCATGCATAGGAACATGCCACTTAGGGTTCCAATCAGTTCCAATAATTGCTGGAGGTTTAGTTTGTATAACTCTACCTAGATCACCTAAAAATAAATTATCTAAATCAGAGAATAATATCTTACCTTCTATACCGCATAGCTTAGGAGCAAACAAAGACATTTTAATTGCATCCCAAAACCACCACTGCTTCATATTTAATATATCATCCCATAACCATTTCTCTGTACACTCTACAGGAATAATATCTTTATCTAACCCTGCAGGGTTATCAGTCATACAATAAGAATTAAACTCACAAGGCATGTGACGTTTAGCCATTCTATGAATTAAGTTAGGATATTCAGCTGCAAACTTATCACCCCACTTAATTGTCATTAAGTTAATTTTTTCCTGGACCATTTAATAACCTTATATAATATCCATCTCTTTTTCTCATGGAGTCTTTATCTCTAGGAAAGAATTCTGAACCAACATCAGCACCATAGTAATGTGAATATGCAATGCCTCTTGGTAATGGTTTAAGATGTGTTAACCATTGGTGTCCTAGATAATCATCATTACCTCTGTACATTGTCATTATAAATTCAGGATCTTTTTCAAAGTCTTTCCATATGTCTGTAAGTGTTCCACCTTGCCATGCCATAAAAGATGTATTAAAAAATGATGGATATTTCATATCTGGATCATCTTGTAACTTTTTAGGTTGCTTACTAAGGTCTAACCAATCAATTGGTTTCCAATAACAATATACAGTTGTTAATTTGTTAGGTACAATAAATTTATCTATATCAGTTATATCTCTATCAATAGTTACATCTAAATCAAAATATAAATTTGTACCTTCTTTATCTACCTGTGGATGAAACAATAACATTTTATTCCACCAACCATCTAACTTCCATTTAGATACATCTATAATTTTTATCTCAGGATGTATTACAGTAGTAAGATTAGTTAGTAAATAGAAATTGAATTTCTTTTTGTAACGCTTCTTTGCTTGCCAAAACAAATCATAGACATGACTATCTCTATATTTGTCTCTTATGGTAGGATCTTCTGGTGTTGTCTTAACACAGAATATATTATTCATAATAAAAGTCTCTGGTTATTGTTAAATAAGGATCTATTTCTTCTTTGAATTTTATAGTATCATACATTAAGTGTAATGTGTCAACACGTTTACTAACTATTATATGTAATAAAGTATGATGATCTTCTAAAAAGAAATTTTCTTCTAATCCATCACGTCCATGATTAACAAATTTCTGATTAGATTTTTTAACTACATGTTCTCTTAACCTAGCATTATAATCAAATGGTATTCTTTTATCTAAGGCTTGTCTAAATTTAAATAAATCATCAAAACCTTCATAAGTATTATGATAAGTAGTTACTAAATAGTTTGGCCACTTGTGCTTATTGGTTACTAATCTATAGTAATCCATTATAGTACCACGAGCTGGCTTAAAATAATCAGGAACTTCTTGCTTTTGAGAATTTTTTTTCATTATACATTCACCTTTAATAATAGTCTAATTGTTTCTTATAAATATATATATCTAATAAATTAAGGAGTTATTTTAATGGCAACAAGATCAGATATGATCATAGATCAAGGAAGTACATTTTCTACAGTTGTCACTGTTACGGACACAGATGGGTCAGTTGTTAATCTAACTGGCTATACTGCTAATTCACAAATAAGAAAGCACGCTACATCTAGTGGTGCTACAGCTACATTTGGTATAAGTAATGGTGGTACTAATGGTCAACTAACATTATCATTAGCACACGCAAATACATCTGCCATTACAGCAGGTAGGTATGTGTATGATGTAGAAGTAACATCAGGTGCTAATGTTAGATCAAGAGTAGTGGAAGGTATTGTTACAGTAACTCCAGAAATAACAAGGTAGAATAAATGGCAATACAAGGACAATCCGGTGTACTATTAAACACAACAGCTCTGGCTATTAAGACAACACAGAGTACTGCAGGTGGAACTGCAGCCAGATTAGATAAGCTGGAAGATGTTAGAGAAGTATCTAAAGCTAATAACAATATATTAGTTTATGATGAAACATTAGATTTATTTATATTGAAAGCTCCTGATTCTGATGGTGGTACATTTTAGATGGCAACAGAAGATTTAGGAACAGTTTCACTTGTAACACAAACAAATGTTAAAACAAAAGTTTTAAGTCGTAGAGCAGACTTTTTATCAGAGCTAGGTGATGTGGTGTTAACCAACAAAGCTGCTGATGATGTATTAAGATATAATAAAGCAAACGACACATATGTAATAACACCAAGAAAATTAGACGGAGGAACTTTTTAATGGCTGGTACAATTCAAATCAAAAGATCAGCAAGTACTGCTACACCAAGCGCTTTAGACTTTGGTGAGCTAGCTTGGTCTTCTAATAGCCAAACAATAAGCATTGGTAGAGAAGATGGTGACACAGCCAACCTAGTTGCTATAGGTGGTATAAGAACTCCTGGTACATTAACAGCTAATCAAGCATTAGTAGCTAATAGTACTTCTTTTATTAATGAAGTTAAAGCAGCTAACCTTCATATTGGTACTTTAAAAAGTACTGCAAACTTAGAAGCGAACGTAACAATGACAACTAGTGCTACAGCTAATCTCTACAATGTACACTTTCGTGGTGACCTAAAAGATGAAAACGGAAATAAACTACAGATACTATACGCTAATGGAGACGTAGCATGGGGATAAGATATGGCAACACCTAACAGTAGAACAACAATGAAAGAATTTTGCTTACGAAGATTAGGCAAACCAGTTATTGAAATTAATGTAGATGACGATCAAATGGATGATCGCATAGATGAAGCCCTGTTGTATTATCAGGACTATCATTTTGATGGCACTGAGCAAACATGGCTTAAGCATGAAGTTACACAGACAGATATAAACAATAAGTACATACCAATTACAGATTCTAAGACTATAGCTATAGTAGACATATTTGATGTAGGCGATACTATGGCCACAAACAATTTGTTTAATGTTAGATATCAAATAGCATTAAATGATATGTACGATATATCAAGAATGAATCTTGTACCTTACTTTATGAATTTTATGAACATTAGATTTATAGAAGAGTTGCTGGTAGGTAAACAACCAATTAGATACAATAGACATGTAAATAGATTATATGTAGATATGGATTGGGAAAAAGTTTCTCCAGGTGGTTACATTGTAGCTAAAGTTTATAACAAAATAGATCCTGATACAAATACAGACGTATGGGGTGACAGATGGTTACAAAGATATGTAACTGCTTTGTTCCAAGTTCAATGGGGTAAAAATCTAACTAAATTTACAGGTATGCAATTACCTGGTGGTGTTCAATTTAATGGAGAACAAATTCTACAACAAGGAATGGAAGAGAAAAATAAACTGGAAGAAGAAATGATCTCTAGTTACTCCCTTCCTGTTCATGATATGACTGGATAATTAAATGGCTAAGGGTACCAATCTTTATTTTAATAACTTTACAAATAGAGACGAACAGAATTTAATTAATGATCTCGTATACGAGTCAATCAAGATTTATGGGATTGATGTTGGGTACATGGCCAGAACATTAGATGATACAGATGATATCTTAAATGAAAGTAGAAAAGCATACTACAATCAATTCACTCAAATAGAAATGTACATTAAAAATGTAGATGGCTTCCAAGGTGAAGGAGACTTCCTAAGTAAGTTTGGTGTAGAGATTAGAGATCAAATTACATTCTCTGTTGCACGTCGTACATTCTCAGAAAGTGTAGAGTCAGAACAAAATATTACAAGACCTAGAGAAGGTGATTTAATTTACTTACCTCTTAATAATAAAACATTTAAAGTAACATTTGTAGAACATGAGCCAATATTTTATCAAATGGGTACATTACAATTCTATGATGTAACTTGTGAACTTTGGGAGTACAGTGGAGAAAGAATTAACACTGGCTTTGCTGAAGTAGATAATATCGAAACTACATTTAGTACTGATATATACTTAGATACTATGCTGGTAATAGAAGATGGTATTGAACCTTTATTTGATGAGAATCAAGAAAGACTATTAACAGAAGCAGAAGATAGATCAGATGCTAGTGCAAACTCATCATTAGATTATGATACAGTAACTAATGCTGACAATATACAAATTGAAACAGATGCGGATGCAATCATAGACTTTAGTGATGTAGATCCATTTAGTGAGGGCGGGAGCTTCTAATGTTAGGACATACCTATTATCATCAACACTTACGTAAGTATGTAATTGTGTTTGGAACATTGTTTAATGATCTTATTATTCAAAGAAAAGATGCTGCCAACAATGTAGTACAAGATATAAAAGCACCGTTAGCTTATGGTCCAAGAGAAAAAGCATTAGCTAGATTAGAACAAGATCCAAATCTAAACAGAAAGACTGCTATATCATTACCACGTTTAACATTTGAAATGCAATCTTTCTCATATGCTCCTGAAAGAAAACTAAACAAAATTCATAGAAATGTTTCAGCACTTACAGATGATAAGAAAAAAATGTATGCAGCTTATACTCCTGTACCATATGATATAGGTTTTGAGTTAAACATTATGACAAAGTATGCTGAAGATGCCACACAATTACTAGAACAGATACTACCATTCTTTACACCAGAGTGGTCTATAACTATGAATCTAATTCCAGAGATGAATTGGAAACAAGACATACCGGTAGTACTTAATAGTGTAAGTACATCAGATACATACGAAGCAGATTTTGAAACAAGAAGAGCTTTAATACATACATTAAATTTTACAATGAAAGGTTACTTCTGGGGACCACTTAGGAAAACTGGAATTATTAAAACCACTAATGTTATGACTCACGTAGATACGTCCAAGGTATATGCAAATGCACATCCAGCTAATACGGTATTTGCAAATGTAAACGTAACAGACTCTTCTCAACCAGGGTACTATATACATAGTAGAACAACAACTACGCCAGGTTTATTGGCAAATGGAAGTCCAACATCTAATGCATCAGCTACTGTTAGTATAGACAACATAGATGAAGATGATGATTATGGATACATACAAAATTTTGAGGAATGGTTCAGTGCAAACACATCAGCCTAAGGAAGATAAAATAGCAGACTCTTTAGATTTAACTCCAATTGTAAATGAAAAGAAAGAGGTTACAGTTGTGGAGCCTCCTAAAGAAGATCAAACACAAAGAGATTTAGATTACTCCAGAGAAAATTTATACCACTTAGTTGAAAGAGGTAGAGATGCTTTAGAAGGTATATTAGATTTAGCACAACAAAGTCAATCACCTAGAGCATATGAAGTAGCTGGCCAGTTAATTAAAACAGTAACAGATACTAACAGAGATTTAATTGATCTACAAAAGAAAGCAAAAGATTTATTTAGAGATGACAATGTAGATCCTAAAACAATTAACAATAATTTATTTGTAGGTAACACATCTGAGCTAACAAAATTATTAGGAGGTACAGCAAGAGATGTACCGTCAGGGAAAAGTAAGTTATGATAGATGAAGCATCAATGGACTTTACGCTATTCTTAGTACCGTGGATAGCTTTACTAATATCACTTATAGCTACACTGTGGTTAAAAGAATGGGTGACATCTTTAGTTAAAGGTATGAAGTTTAGAATGAACAAAGCATTCAATGAAAGTGACCATGTAATATTAGATGGTAAGCCTGCTGTTATAGTTAAAGTAGGAATAACAGAAACAGTCTTTGGTGTATACTCAGATGCTGGGTACACATGGAGATATGTTCCTAATACTAAAATAGAAAATTTAAAATTAGAAAAGATAATTAATAGAGAACTACATCTTGATTCACCTCAAGAAAAAGCTCGCAAGTTACAGGACCTAATAGACGTAGGTCAGAATGATAAAATAAATGAGAATGCCAAAGCCATAGAAAGGTTGAACAAATAATGTATGAGTATAAAGTAGAAGTAATAAAAGTAGTGGATGGTGACACCGTTGATGTTGACATAGATCTAGGGTTTGGTGTATGGTTAAAAAATGAAAGAGTAAGACTACATGGTATTGATACTCCAGAAAGTCGTACTAGAGATTTAGTAGAAAAGAAATTTGGCTTAGCTGCTAAAGCAAGATTAAAAGAATTATTAAAACATGATGTATATCTTCGTACCATGGTTGGTAGAGGTGGAGAAGATATGAAAGGAAAGTTTGGTAGAATCTTAGGTGACTTTGTAGCACAGTATGAAACTAAAGAAGATGAACACAATTGGCACCCTATGCCAGAAAGAACTGCTTGTGAAATATTAATGTTAGAAGGACACGCTGTAGCATATCATGGTCAAAGTAAAGAAGATATCCAGGTAGAGCATATGAAAAATAGAACTAAATTATTGGAAGCAGGTATTGTTACGTAAAGATCAAATATATCTTGGTAATCCTAGACTAAAAAAAGCTAATGTAAAAATTGAATACACAAAAGAGCAGATTAAAGAACTAGCAAGATGCTCAAAAGATATTTTATATTTTTGTAATAAGTATATGAAGATTGTAAATGTGGATGAAGGTTTAATTAACTTTAATACATTTGATTTCCAAGACAGAATAATAAAAAGTGTACAAGGTAATCGTTTTACTATATGTAAGATGCCTAGACAGTCTGGTAAGACTACTGTTATGACTGCTCTTATATTACATTTTGCTTTATTCAATGAATCATTTAATGTAGCTGTGCTAGCTAATAAGGCTGCAACTGCTAGAGAGATCTTACATAGAATACAATTAGGTTTTGAATACTTACCACATTGGATGCAACAAGGTATAGTAGAGTGGAACAAAGGTAATGTAGAGCTAGAGAATGGTTCTAAGATATTAGCTGGTGCAACATCATCAGGTTCTGTTCGTGGTGGTTCTTTTAACTTAATATACTTAGATGAGTTTGCATTTGTACCACCGCATCAGCAAGAAGAATTTTTTGCATCAACTTATCCTACAATTTCTTCTGGTAATACAACAAGAGTTATGATAACGTCTACTCCTAGAGGTATGAATCTTTTCTATAAAATATGGACAGATGCTGTTGAACAAAGAAGTGAGTATGAAGCTATCGAAGTTCATTGGTCTGATGTACCAGGTAGAGATGAGGCTTGGAAAAAACAAACCATACAAAATACAAGTGAAGAACAATTCAGAGTAGAGTTTGAATGTGAGTTCTTAGGTTCATCTAATACACTTATACATCCTACTAAGTTAGGAGAGTTAGTCTTTCATGAGCCATTATCTAAATCAGAGAATATGAAAGTATTTAAAGAACCTCAACCCAATCATGTATATACTATATGTGTTGATACATCAAGAGGTGTTGGTAATGATTATTCCGCTTTCATTGTTATTGATTGTAGTGTGCTTCCTTATGAGGTAGTAGCTACATTCAGAAGTAATATTATAGCACCTATGATATATCCTAATGTAATATATGCAGCTGGTAAAAAATATAATAATGCATACTGTCTTGTAGAAATAAATGACATAGGACAGCAAGTAGCAGACATACTACATCATGATCTTGAGTATGAATTTATAATGACAGCACAATGGAGAGGCAGAGCAGGACAAATAGTTAATGCTGGCTTTGGTGGTGGATCCCAACAGATGGGTGTAAGAACTACCAAACAATTAAAAAGAGTAGGTTGTTCTACATTAAAAACTATCATAGAGAACGATAAGTTAATAATTAATGACTTTGATATACTGCAAGAGCTTACAGCTTTCTCTGTAAAAGGTACTAGCTTTGAAGCAGAAGAAGGTTATAATGATGATTTAGTAATGTGTTTAGTATTATTTGCTTGGTTATCTAATCAAGAATACTTTAAAGAACTAACAGATATTGATATAAGAAAGAATTTATTTAGTAAAAATGAACAAGCAATTGAGGATGATGTATTACCATTTGGATTTATTAATGATGGTACAGGTGGTAGTGTAGCAGAGAATGATGAGTTTGGTGCAGACACATTACTAACACATGCGGAGTGGGACATAGATGATACACAAGGAATATTCTAAACCATATAAATTAAAACTACCAACACCATCAAAAGAACTTCAAACATTAGTAAAATTGTTTTCTAATAGTTGGGGATATGGGCAAAGACAAACGCAGCAAAGGAAATACTTAAACAATTTAACTAACAGTAATAGTGCTGCACATGACTTTGTACCGTATACTGTTGGACCAGAAGCAGAACAAATGAATCCATATATGAAAGAATATGAAGAGATATTTGGTGAAAGTATAGTTCCAATCCTAGGTATTATGAGAAATGTTACAACTAAACCAGCTTGCATCCCACCACATTTAGATAAGGTTAAAGGAGCTAGTGTTAATTTTGTTATAGAATCTGGTGGAGACAATTGTACAACAGTACTATATGATAAGGCTAGAACAAAAAATACTGAAGATGTTTTATTTATTGATAGAGATAAAGTTAATAGTATTGGTGAATATGATCTTAATAGTGGATGGTATGTGTTTGATACACAACGAGTTCACTCTGTAGAAAACATAATAAGTAGGAGAGTAGTACTAACTCTTATGCCAGTATCGGAAATTAGTATGGAAAAATTTATTTTATCATATGATCATTTAATTTGCGAGCCTGCAGTTTTTATAAATAAATACAAGCCCTAAATTACAAGCACCACTAAAGGTCATATAAGGAGAAACAAGATATGGGATTTCAAGTTAGTCCAGGCGTAAACGTCTCCGAGATAGATCTGACAGGCATTATACCTGCAGTTTCTACCACAGAAGGCGCCCTAGCTGGTTGGTTTAGATGGGGAGCTGCTGAAGAACGCAACCTAATATCTTCTGAAGAAGAGTTAGTTAGTGCCTTTGGTGAGCCAGATTCAACCAACTTTAATACATTTTTCACTGCTGCAAACTTTTTATCTTATGGTAATAAGTTATTTGTAGCAAGAGCAATACCAGATGATGCAATTAATTCAACTGTATTGCAAAACCAATCAACAGTTGCAAACAATCAAGTAGCAGCTCAAACAGATTTAATTAAAAACTCAGAACACCACGATGGTCTAACATTATCATCTACTGCAGCACTGTCATCTTTCATAGCAAAGTATCCAGGTGCATTAGGTAATAGTTTAAAAGTCAGTGTATGTGATAGTGCACTAGCATTTGAAAGTACATTTAATGGTGTAACAAACAGTTCAATGAATGTTAATGCATCCAATACTGGTTTTGTAGCATCTATTGCTGTAGGTAGTACAACATTACTATTCAGTCAATCAGGTGTTGAAGAAGACACTAATAGTACTAGTCAAGCAACTCATGTTATTAGAGTTGGTGCTAACCTATCTATGACTACTGCACAAACAGTATTCTCAGTTGGTGACTCAGTACGTTTAGGTAACTCATCTATTGGTTATCAAACAGTTAAGATTACA